CCTGGATCATCACAAGCAGTTATATTAATTCTATAGTAACGATAGTTTTGACCATTTATAAAATCCCACTCAGACCAAACTAAATTAGTCCATGTATAACCACTGACAGTAAGTAATGTAACTTCTTCCCCAGCAAATAATCCTGAGTTAGATGCTTTTAAAGTAAATGCTGTTGGGTGAGAATCAGCATTTACATATGGATAAATCCTTAATCTTTCAATATTCTCTGATACAGTTAACTGCACCTGCCACCATTCAGGAAGTGTTTCATTACTTGCCCATCCATGAGTTACATCACCATCAATTGCCCAAGTTGCACTATTGTAGTCATCTGATGCAGTTGCTGTTCCACCTGTAGTTATATCTACTCCCCAATCATCACAACCAGCTATATCAACAGATTCACTACTTGAACTTGATGAACTATCAATACTTTCAACACTTTCGCTTGAATTAGACGATTCACTACTAGGTGATTCATCAGATGAATCACTGGATTCTGATGATAAAGAACTTACAGATGATTGGCTGCTTTCACTTGACCACGATGATACACTTCCTGCTGATACTGCATATGCCTTATTAACATTCTCGAATTTTTGACTACTAGCATTCCACCATAGAACATCACCAGTTGCAAGACCTGTAAGGTCTACATCTAAAAGACCATCAACTTTAAGTAAAATATCATTTAGTCTTTGGGCATTTCTGGATAGTACTTCATTCCAGCCCTGCTGACCAAGTTTTAATTTCTCTAATAATGATTCAGATCGTTTAGGCATTGCTATTCCTAAGTGTAAGTAATTACTGGCCCAATGTATTCTCCATCAGTCGCACCAACTGAAATTGTAGCTCCATCAGATAAGACATTGTTTACCCTATTTTTAATCGTTACAGTAAAAGCACCTGCCTGAGTTATAGTTAAAGTCATTCCATCCACATACTGATCATGTGCTCCAACACTTGCATCAAAGTAAAAATCGCCCTCGTATAAATTAGTAGAATCAGAATTACTATCAGGTGTTTGTGTCCCTGACCCATCAGCAACTCTATTGACAGGGAGCCAATCAAACTGAACTGATGTTCCTGTCCGAGTTGCCTTAATACTACCAGGATTATATGGTTTTGCTGCTTTGCCAGAACCAGTTACATCAATTTGAGTTGCATCACCAATATCTACAACACCACCAGACACACTTTGAGGCAAGTACTTCAAATAAAAATTTGTCTGTGCAACAGTAATAACATTGCCAGCATTTATTGCAGTAATCCAAATTGGAGCACTAGAAGCATGTTCCTCAATTGGTGTATTATAAACACCACGAATGACTCCTGTTAATCTATAAGAACTTCCACCCTCAGGAGTCATTGTCTGAAATGCCATTAATTCATTTCCACAAACAATGACTCTATCTAAATTATATAATTCCGTTCTGCTTATATTTCCAAATGAGGGTGCATTATCCTCATTATAAGGAGTAAATAAAATACCTATATCGTCATCTATTTCTTCTGTTTCATCATCATATATTTCATCAAGTGTACCATACATAGCCCACTGTGTAGCAATTAATGCAGAAGTATAATCAACTGCATCAATTGAATATTGAACACTAAAAGCAATTTCCTGACCCACTCTTGCAGCAAGACATAGAAACCCCTTTGCATCTAAAGTAGTTGAATTATAAGGCAACTCAAATGCCGCTTGATACACAAGTGGTTCTGCTTCATAATCTGGAGGCACCCATTCAGGTGCGCCACCCTGTTGATAACTCAAAGTAAAAGTATTGTTAATATCTTCTTCACAAATCCAATCAATATAATTTTGATCTTCTTCGCTTAATCGTTTATCAAGAATTCTAAATGTTGATCCATTAATTCCATATTTTTCATGAATAATTCCTATCAATTCACCTGGACCTGGAGCTCTTGCACCCCACAAGCCAGTTTTGAATTTTATCGTTGCGGTAGGATAAGAATATCTTTTAAGTAATTCCCACAACCTTTTAGAAGCAATCGTTATGTCATTAAAAGCAGTTAAGTCAATGGTCTTTTGCCGTGAATAACCAAGCATTTGAATACTTGCTGAGTTATATGCCCGAATAGTTCTTCTCGTATACTGTTGACTTCTATCTGTATAATTTGCTCTTAAGTCATTCCAAGTGTCATCCCAGCCAGGTCTAGTAAAAGAAAATTCTACAAAATCTTGCTGAGTAAAACCATAATCTGCATCTACATAATTATCATGAGCAATTAATTCATACTTCCCTGTTGTCCAATTTTTTCTAAGTGTTGCATCTACATAATTGCTAATTATTTTCTTTATATGTGATCTCCACTCACCTTGACTAGTTATCGCCAAACTAATATAGTAATCTCTAAAATCAAAGGCAAGAGCTGCTGCTTCAAATGTGGTTTCATCTATATCACTTGCAGTTGAACCAGATGCTAATAATATTTCATAAATTACAGATGCAATATTACTACCATACGTTGCGTGTCTTGGAAGACTTAATGGATGACTAGCAGGAAAATATTTATCTGTAATCATATGAAAAGTCGGAGCATTATTTACATTATCACCTACCCATATTTGACTCATCCATACATGACTTACAGGTTGCATAGCTGGAGAGTTAGCTGAATATGTTGGTGCTATAATACTACATCCAGGATTGTGATATATATATGTTGCTGGCATTACTGATCCAGATAATGAAACATATCGAGTTATCCAAGTTGAAGTATATGCAAATGGATCAGCAGGAGCAGCATCAAGAGTCATAGGTTTATCATTAAAATACATTCCTACAATATTTATAATTCCTATTCCTATTCCATGATGAAGGTCAAGATAATATCTATATCCAGTAGTTACAGTTTCACTACCACCTCCACCACCGCCACCTTTTCCAGTTTCCACTTCCTCAGTCAATGCAACAGTAGTTAAATTCCCATAATAAAGTAAATTTGTATTGCTTCTAACTATGCCGAACAAAAGAGGAACTACAGTCCCTTCCTGAGCTAGTGTTATATTAAAAGCATCAATACTATTAGGATCCATATCTGCATTTTCTGGAGTTCCAGGCTTAGTCAGAAAATACGTGGCAATTGAAGCGATTGCTATAATTGCATATGCTATAAAATATCCCCAGCCCATTTACTTCTCCATTAATCTAAAAATATTAGTTATATGATCAGTAAAAAACGAAGGCATCGTAATCTTATGCACACCAATCCTTTGCATAGAATGAATTAAGAACCCACCTTCCATATAATATGCTGCATGATTACTGATACCATTATCTCTCATAGTAAAAGTCAAAACATCCCCTCGATAAAGTTTAACTTCAGGTGTACACTTTTGAACAGAAATAGATTCTATTGCATGTTCTGCTATATGCCGATCAAATCCATCAACTACATATTCTGTTTTTGTATGTATATGCCAATTTCTAGGATAGTAATCATAAGTAACTTTTTTAATGATTCCACAATCTCGCATGACTCCACCAATAAACAGAGCACAATCAGCACCACGCCCCTTCACTAGAGTCAAGTGTTTATAAGGTGTTCCAATCCAAGAATTAATAACTTTCTCAAACCGTTTATAGTTAATATCATTCTCGAAATACTTCTTCATTATTTAAATCCCCAAATTACAGGATTTCTACTTGGTATAGAAGGCATTCCACAAAACTTATTCCAATTACCAAATTTAGTTTTACAAGTAGCTGGCAATCCATCACAACCAGGATACACATCTATTCCAGTATCAACTACTAGTGCATCTGAAAAACGATAATGCAACCGAATATAATCACTTCCATGATCTGTAATAAATCTCCAATCATTCATATAATAGGCTTTTCCCTGAACAAACCACCCTGCCGCTTTTGCAGAGAACGAAGTGGAGTAAAGAGTTAATTCTTCTGCATTAAAACTATCAATATTTGCATTAACTTTAAAAGGCGCTTGACTCAATCCACAATCTGTATCAAACACCTGCCAATTACAACTTGATTGATAAATAATTTTTGGGCCTATTGTAGACAACTGATCCATACCATAACAATGTGCTTGAGCAATTCCTTTATCTATAGTAACATTACGAATGACTCCATCAAAAATATAAGTTCTTTCGTTTGGTTCATTTATTGTAATTTTAGCAATCTGAACAGTTGTTTTTCTTATCGGAAAATTAACTGCATTAGCAACAAATTCTTTAGTTACTGGAACATTTACAGTTGTCTTAACTTCACCAAGCCTTGCATCATAAGCAATAGTAGTTCTCTTAATTGGTATTTTTGTAAATACAGAACCACTTGAAGTTACACTTTCTTTCCATGAAGTGTATCTATTAATTTCAGACCCTGTAGTTATAATATACAACTCAGGTTCACCATACATTTCCTGGAGTTGTGCATTTTCTAATACGTCAGTCATTTTTTATACCCACTCAATTCTTAATAATGGTCTATATTTACTATAGTATGTAGGGCTTGACTTATAGAACGATCTATATGTAATTCCACTTTGAACAACACGACTAAACCAAATAACACTATTCCCTTTTATCCAACCAGGTCTACTTATCACTTCATCTAAAGCAGCAGTAATATCTGTTGTTTCATGATAACTATATTGAGGCCAAACATCAGTCGAATACCATAACCAATTTGAATACGCTGAAGTTTTGGGATAATTATAAAGTTGTGAATAAGTACTAATTTGATATGCATTATCTACAGCACCAAATCTCATTTGGTGAGTTGCATTTCTAGACTGATGAACATACTGAGTCCATAAAACAAGATCACATCTAGTTATAGTACTTCCTGCAGGAACTTTAATATTATCAAATTTAATCCAAGGGTAGTAAAAATAAACACCATCAGAACCAATGTTGACAAAATAACCACTGCCAGGTATATATCCATTCGACCCATCCTGAATGATAACGCTTCCAAAGTGATAATCAGCAGTGTAGATTCCACACCTTACTGATTGCCATTGTCTTTTTCCTTCTATAGAAATCCAGTCATCATACTCTCTATAATTTTCTTTTAATCTTAAAGGAGTAATTCCAATTCCTTGCGAACTAAAATCAATCGATAATTGATTCTGGTCAAACCGACTAGTAAGAATTCTTCCTATAATAAAATGATTATCTGCAGTTATATTTCTTGGAATTGTTTCATCTAAATAAACATAACTCCTATCTGTTTCATCCGTAATCCCTGTTACTTTCCGACATATTAAATCTCCATTATGCATATAGATATAAATACCCCAGTCATATTGACTAGGTAGTGCTTGAGTCCACAAGTCACCATAATTTCTTTCTACCTCTATATAGCCATTACCACTGGAATAATTTTCCTTTAAAATAAAAAATCTTGCTGGATGCAGAAACCAAAATGACTCGGTTCCACCTTTCCTTGCATTAAAAAATTCAAGCAAGTTATAAATACTTTCTCTATCAGACAAAGTGAAGTCACCACTTGCAGTTATTGG